CACCATCTTCAGCTTTAATAACTCCAGTTCCTTTTGTTACGAAAGAAATACCTATGTTTGAATCATCTCCTGTTGCAGTTAATGTAGGGTTACCACCTGTCGCCGCGTTAGCTAATGTAATTTCATTAACAGCAGAACTTGTAGCTGTTAAAAGAGCTAACTGATTACCATTAGTATCTAAAATAGAAGTTCCTATTTTAGGTGATGTTAAAGTTTTGTTTGTTAAAGTTTGAGTTCCAGTTGTTGTAACAAATCCAACATCAACAATATTTGGATTACTTCCTGACCCAGTTCCATAAAGAAATTTTGTAGAAGTGTCTCCACCTGTAAATGTAACACTACTTCCAGTACCACTCACATATTTAAATGTTACAGCTTGTGAGCCTGTTGTAGAGTTTTTAACTGCGTACATTTGTTGTACGTCAATTGGAATAGTTACGTTTCTTGCACCTGTAAGTGCACCTGTTAATTCAATAACTCTGTGAGCAAGAGTTGCTCCAGTTCCACCATCAGTAACTGAAAGATCTGTATCTCCAGAATCAGAGACTGCTTGAGTAGTATAACCACCAGCGAACTGCTCAATAATTTCTAAGTTTGTATTAGTTTTTGTTCCCCATGTACCGGCGTTTTCACCAGTTGCCATTTTTTCAACACCTAAAGGTGTATATGTTGAAGCCATAATTTATCTCCTGCTTAATTCTTCATTTTTATTTTGTTTTATACATAATGTCAACATTATATATTTTATTATGATGGTGTTACTTTACTCCAACTACCCCCTTGTGTGGCTGTTTTTTTACTCCAACTACCACCTTGTGTAGGAGTAACTTTTTGCCATGCTATTGGACCACCAACTTGACCTACAGTAACAGTTGCGGATAAACCTGTCAATCCTATTGTCATTTCTGTAGGAGAAATTGCTCCTGTGCTTGCCGTTGCTGAAACTCCAGATAATCCTACAGCCATTTCTGTAGGAGAAATGGATCCTACTGAAGCTGTGGCACCTACTCCAGTTACATTTATTAATTCAACAGAAGCTACTGTTATTGATCCAATTGAAGTAGTAGCACTTACCCCAGTTAATCCCATTACATCTGCAGGAGTAATTGCGCCTGGAGATGCAGTTGCTACTAAAGAAGCTAAACCTTGAACATGATCTGCTCCATTATTAATACTTAATTGACCTATAGAAGAAGTTGCACCTAAACCTGAAATTTGTTCTGGTATATCTAATTGAGTTGGTACAGAAGCTGTTGCAGAAACTCCTGTTAATCCTACTACATCAGCAGGATCTAAGAAATATTCTCCGCCCCATGCATCATCACTCCAACCTTGATCACCCCAACCTACTGCTGGAAGACTTGCTGTTAATCCATCAGGGGCTGTTAAAAATACAGTAGCTACGTTTTGACCCCAGTCATTATCTCCCCATGCATTACGTCCCCAACCATCGGTTGCTTGCGCATATGCTAATTCTCCAAGAGAAACAGTTAGTCCTGTAGGTGCTGTTATACTTACTGTAGGATCATAACTATCACCCCAAGGTTCTTCCCCATAGGCATCACGACCCCATCCTTGTTCAGGATAAGCTATTATATCTCCTACTGACGAAGTAGCAGAAACACCTGTTGGAGTAACAACTAATCCACTTTGACCCCAATTTTCTACACCATAAGCATCAGATCCCCATCCTTGTTCAGAAAAGGCACTTAAGGAACCTATTGATGTAGTTAAAGATTGTCCTGTTAAAGATTGTGTAACAGTATTAGATTGCCAAGAGTTTTCTCCCCAGGCTACGGAAGGACTATCACCACCCCAAATCGATGCCATAAGGACTTACCTCCCTATGCTATACGAATTATCGCTGTGGTTGCTGCTGCTGCAGGGAATTGAATTGTAAATGTTCCACTTGATACAGTTTTATCTCCACCAAATGCTACTGCACAGACTGATGCGTCTGTAGAATGTGAATCATTATAAATTAAACACCCATTAGCTGTAAAAGATGCGGATGTCCATGAAACGTCTGCAAAATCACAAACTGCAGTTGATGAATCTAAAGTTGGTGTAACACTTGTTAAAGCTTTTCCTCCAGCTGTATATGCTGTTCCAGAAGTATTAGTTATTTCATTACTAGATGAATAAGCAGTAGTAGAAGCTCCTAAAGTGGCCGAGCTAGTATACATTGCCAATTTAAATGTATTTCCAGTTGTAGCAGTAAAATTATGTTCTGCCTCTAAAATTTCTTGCTTAAAGCTATTACAAACTGCCGATGTTATTGCCATAGTTATCTCCTAATTATTGAGGCGGTGATTCGATCGGTATACGAATAGTACCATCTGTATAATCGTCTCTTCTCCGTCTCCCAATTTGCACACTTGCAAATTTTTGTAGTTCAGTTTTATACTTATTTTCATATAGTGTCAACATATCCATTGGACCTTTTAAAAATCCATAAGCTTCCACGAGAGAAGCATAAAGTAGCCCTTGAGGAAAGTATTTACTTATATAAGTCCCAGAAGTATTAGTGCCTAATCCTGTCGGCACTATATTTCCATGAATATTTATTAAATAATTAGCATCTGGTGTAGGAGCCATTATAAGATTTCCTGATGTAGTTGAGGCAGTTCCAGTTGCTCCTCCAAACATAGCATAATATTTAGGTAATCCTGTAGTATCTTGCCCTGTAGATCCACCTTCAGGACCAGTTAATTGTCCTACGTATTCATTTATAAAAGTTCTATCTCTTTTTTGAAGCCAAGTTGCTTCACCTGTTCTTGAAGAAGTAGAATTAAAAACTTCAACACCTCTTACAAAAACCATACCTGCCGGAACTCTAACTGTATTAACATCAGCTGCTAATGTTCCTGCGTACTCTACTCTATCGGAATCCATAGGAATATCATAAAAAATTCTATATTCTGCATTTTCTATAAATCTACCTAGAGTAGCACCACTGAAAACAGTACTGTCTACTTCAGTATAACTTCTAATGTCCGCTTCTAATTCTGAGAGTGTATATCCAGCCATAATTATTCTTTAACATTAATTGGTCCAATTGTACATTGAAAACCACCACCGTTAGCCGAGCTACTTGCGTTTGAAACAAGGGGCACCGTTAACGAATTATATTGAGTTTCTGTTGAGGGTTGACCTACTGTATTAACTGTTGTTGCAACTGCTGTTGCTAAATAAGAACCAAAAACTTTTGCTCCACTAGAATGAGTACCAGCGGTAGTACTGGTTAAAGTTACTCCTTTGTATGGAGCTGCAGTTCCTCTGCTACACCCAGTTAAATCATTACTTGATTTCCCGGTATATTTAATTACTTCATTAAAATATTGCCCATAAGTTGAAGAAGTAGAATCTTCATCAACTTTTTCTATAACGATATATCCAGAACTTGGAAACTCACTTGCATCAGTTAAAGTAATAGTAGTCGCAGAAGCAGATATATTTCCATTTAAAGTAGTTTCTAATTCTAACGTTGCTACTGCAACTCCTCCTACTGGAGATTTAATATCTCTGAATCTTACATAAGTTGTTCCAGCATTAAAACCATTACTGGGAAATGAAATACTTAATGTAGTTGAAGAACCTGTCGTAGTAAATGGATCATCTGGTAAAAAATCTTCGGTTGCAAATTCTGTTCTTGCAGGTTTTGCATGTTGTAAAGCTTGTGGGTCTGCACCGTGTGGTCTTGGTGAAACTTGAGGTTGCTTAGGTTCATATTCAGAATTATGTACCCAGGCACCATTCCATTCTTGAACCATTTCTCTATATGGAAATGCAGCTCCAGAACGATCTGAAATCATTAATGCATATCTACCTTTTGAAAATTGTCCCATTATTCTTTAAACCCTTTATGTTTTAACCATGCTTTAACTTCTTTATCTGGCGCTGAAGAAACTGCAGCATAAGTATCTGGATCCATGATTTGACTTTCATCTTTCATTTTTTTAACCCTACCATCAGGATGTCTAACGTTTAAAATTTTTCTTTTCCATTTTCCTTTTGACATTTTATTTCGTTTATTTATTCTAATTTTTTTTATTTCATTTAAAACTTGATCTTTTCTTCCAGCTTTACTCTTAGCCATTATTTTTTTAACAGCTCCCATTCCTTTAGTTAATAATGTCATTATATATTTGGATAATAAGTTTTCGGTGTAATGTACGTACTCGCTGCTGATCCATCCTCCGCTAATGCTCTTTGTAATTCATCTTCATAATATAATTTTAATTCTTGAG